TATTCTCAAGACATTGCACGTATTGATGTAGGAGATACAATTACTTGGGTACCGACACAAAAAGGACATAATGTAGAATTTATTGCAGGTCCTGATGGATGGAAAGCGCCAAAAAAATCAAAACTTAGCAAAGAAGTTTCTATTACTTTTGACACACCAGGAGTGTATCTATATCAATGTTCACCACATAAAACAATGGGTATGATTGCTATTGTGGTAGTAGGCGATGGAGACAATGATATCTCAAAGGCTAAAGTAAAAGGTAAGTCAAAAAAAGTATTTAAGGCTTTATTGGCTGAACTATAATGATTAAAAAACTAGTTAACAAAATCCCAGAGTTTTGTATGACTCATTGGTTACTTAGAATACCTCTTATTGTTGTATTTTTGCAGCAAGGGCTTTCTAAGTGGCCTATTGATGTAAATGATTCTCCAGTAGAATTAACACTATTAGTTTGGACATTCGTTGTACTAGGCGAGCTAGGTGGTGCCATCGGTCTTATTGTTGGTGGTATATTAGACTATATTAAAAAACTAAAAGAGTTTGGTGATATTATTACACGTTTCTCCGGGATTACTATGGCAAGTATTATGACTGGAGTTATTTGGACGGGAGAACCCGAAAGCTTTACTGATGTGTTATTATATGATAATCTTCATGTATTACTATGGGTAGGCTGTATGTACTTTGCTCTTAGAGGTAATCGTTCGTGAATCCACAAAAGCGTACTGTTTACATTATGCTATGGACTTGTGTCATATTTCACTTTGTGATTATACCTATTTGGATGTGGAGTCTAGGATTATAGTAAGATATAAAAGATTTATTAAATGGTACCATGTTCTTAGAAAAGACGGTAATACCATGGGCGTATGTAATATAGGTCCATGGTATAGTCGTTATAATAGGTTTAATTGTATATGCTGGGCTTGGGCTAATTCTGGCACACATACTATAGATGGTAAAAATTTATAGTTTACAAACGCCTCATAATATGATATAATAATTCCAACTGGAGGTTATTAATTTGAATTCATTCTACACTTCTGTGAACCGTTATGGCAATTCTATTCTTTATCGTGGATATTCCCCTAATGGTTCGCCAATTAATCAACGTTATAAATTTAAACCAAAATTCTGGGTAGCATCTAAGGATCCAACAGAGATAAAATCCTTTGATGGTGGCAACATAAGCCCTATAGAATTTGAAAATATGCGTGAAGCTAAAGAGTTTCTTGAACAATATTCAGAAATGGATGGCGTAAAGATATATGGCACACGTAATTATATACATCAGTTTATTACAGATAAGTTTCCTGATGATATTAAATTTAATCCAAGTAGTATAAATGTAGTAAACTTTGATATAGAGGTTGCCTCAGATGATGGGTTTCCAACTCCAGATGCTGCAGCATATCCAATTATATCTATTGCTCTTAAATCCAGTAAATCTTCGATATATCAAGTATGGGGTTTAGATGATTATGATCCATCTAAAACAGAAATTAATTTAGATGGTGGTCAGATACAGTACCATCAGTTTGACTCTGAACCAGCAATGATGGCTTCGTTTCTAACTTACTGGACTAAAAATTATCCTGATATTATTACTGGTTGGAATACTAGATTCTTTGATGTTCCTTATCTTGTCAATCGTATTAAAATTATTGGTACGGAAGAAGCCGCCAATAAGTTATCTCCATGGAAACTTGTTAATGAAAGAAATACTACAATCATGGGTCGACCCCAGGTTAACCATGAGATTGTTGGTATTCAACAAGCAGACTATCTTGAACTGTTTAAAAAGTTTGGATATTCATATGGAACTCAAGAATCATATAAACTAGATCATGTAGCCCATACTGTTCTTGGAGAAAAGAAACTTTCCTATGAAGAACATGGTAATCTTTATACTTTATATAAGAAAGATCATCAAAAGTTTATTGACTATAATATTAGAGATGTTCAGCTAATTGATAAGATGGATGCTAAGATGGGTCTTATTAACTTAGCAATGACTATGGCATATAGAGCAGGTACTAATCTTTCCGAGACATTTGGTACAACATCTATCTGGGAATCAATTCTCTATCGTAGATTACTCTCAAAGAATATTGTGTCACCAGTAGAGCAGATTCAGAGAGTTGCTTATGAAAATAATTCTAATCCAAATATTATCGAGGGTGGCTATGTAAAAGATCCTCAAGTTGGAGCACACGACTGGGTAGTATCATTTGATTTAAATTCTCTGTATCCAAACATTATTGTTCAGTCTAACATATCTCCAGAGACTATCATTCGTAACAAAACATGGAGAACATTTCAGCAAGGTGTTGATCACTATTTAAACGGAACAGATAAAGCTGATAGTGAATATTCTATCTGCGCAAGTGGAGTGCCTTTCTCGAGAGAAAAGCAAGGGGTAATTCCAGAACTTATTGTTGATTACTATTCAGAAAGAAGTGTTATCAAGAAAAAGATGTTAGATGCTAAGTCACAGTATGAAAAGACAAAATCATCGTATCTTGAAGCAGAAATAAATCAGCTAGAAAATAACCAGATGTCAATTAAGATTTTACTTAATTCTCTTTATGGTGCTCTTGCCAATAAACATTTTAAATACTTTGATAATGCCCTAGCCGAGAGTGTAACACTTACTGGTCAGCTTTCTATTAAATGGGCAGAGCGTGCTATTAATCAAGAGATGAATAAAATTCTTAAGACTGATGATTTTGATTATGTTATTGCTATTGATACGGATTCAGTTTATATTAATTTCGGTCCTCTTGTTTCAAAATTAAAGCCAAAAGATCCTGTAAAGGCCATTGACAAACTATGTCAAGATCATTTTGAAAAGATTATTGCTAAAGCATATGATGGTTTATATCATAGGCTTAATGGCTATACTCCACGCATGGAAATGGGTAGAGAAGTTATTGCAGATCGTGGAATATGGACTGCAAAAAAACGCTATATACTTAACGTACACAATAACGAAGGTGTTCAATATGCGGAACCTAAACTAAAAATGATGGGTATCGAGGCTATTAAATCATCAACTCCTGAGGTAGTCCGAGATAAGTTTAAAGAAATATTTAAGGTTATTATTACTAGTACTGAAGCAGAAACTCGTAGATACATTAATGACTTTAAAGCAAATTTTAAATCTCTACCACCTGAAGCTGTTGCATTTCCACGTGGAGTTTCTGATATTAGTAAGTTTTCACATAAGAAAAATATCTATTGTAATTCTAATAATTCTAAACAATGGTCATCAGGCAGTCAGACAGCAACAATAAAAACAACGCCTATTCATGTTCGTGGTGCTCTTTTGTATAATCATCATGTTAAAGATAAGGCACTAGATAAGAAGTACATTATGATACAAAACGGAGAAAAGATTAAATTTACATATATGAAGCTTCCGAATCCTATTCGTGAAAATGTAATTTCTTTTCCGGATTACTTACCCGAAGAATTAAATCTGCATAAATATGTAGACTATGAGATGCAATTTGAAAAAACTTTTATTGAACCGCTTAATCCTATTCTTGAAGCCGTTGGTTGGTCTGTCAAGGATGTGCAAACACTGGAGGACTTTTTTGGATGAATTATATATTTGACGTAGACGGGACTTTAACACCAAGCCGTATGCGGATAGATAAAGAATTTAAGGAATTCTTTTTAGAATTTATAAAGAAAAATAATGTTTATCTTGCTACAGGATCAGATTATATAAAAACAGTAGAACAACTTGGAATAGAAATCTGTGAGAATGTTACTAAGTGTTATAACTGTTGTGGTAACAGCGTTTGGAAAAACGGAGAAGAAATATTTAGATCCGATTGGACGCTGTCGGACGAATTAGATAAATGGTTAAAAAAAGAACTAAAGAAAAGTAAATTTGATATAAGAACCGGTAATCATATTGAGCAAAGACCCGGCTTGGTAAATTTTAGCATTGTTGGTAGAAATGCATCCTTTGAAGAAAGGTTTATCTACACTCAATGGGATGAACAGGTAGAAGAAAGAAGAACAATTGCTAGAGAATTTAATCAACAGTTTGCATATTACAAAGCTCAAGTAGCAGGTGAGACAGGTCTTGATATTATGCCTATAGGATATGATAAGAGACAAATTGCTGATGATATTGAGGGACCAATAATATTCTTTGGTGATAAAATGGCTCATGGTGGTAATGATTATCCATTAGCTGAAGTAATACAGTATAGAGAAAATTCTTGGAATTATGAAGTAAAGTCTTGGAAAGACACCCATAAAATATTAATTAGTTTATCATATAATGGTTTACAATAAGTCAAATATAGTGTATAATAATACTATAGAGGAGAAAAAAATGAAAGCTGGTAAAGTATGGGGAACAACTGAACTGATTGAAGCTAATGGTGCTTTAGAATTTCATCGTATTGAAATGGAAGAAGGTGGTGTATGCTCTAAGCACTTACATCGCTATAAGTGGAATGGTTTTTATGTAGAATCTGGAAAGATGCTTATTCGAACATGGCAACGTGATTACGATTTAGTTGATGTTACTATTCTTGATGAAGGCGATTATCATAAAGTTAAACCTGGTCTTTATCATCAATTTGAATGTCTTCAAGAAGGCGTAGCTTACGAGCTATATTGGGCAGAGTTTAATCATAATGATATTGAACGTGAAAGTGTAGGATATCATATGGATGATGTAGATGACTGATTCTTTTTCTGATGTAACAAGAGTAGAAGTTATTGATAATAATGGTCGATCATATACTAAAAATTGGGTAGATAGTGTAGAAATACAACTTCAAGATGACGGAAAAACTCTTAAGTTATTTGTACGCTATGATGATGAGGAAATATCAGATGACTGAGTATGTAGTATTAACAGCAATTCAACAATTTAGAACACGTTATGTGGTCCCAATAGAAGATATGGAAGACTGTGATCCTGAAACATTTATTAAAGATTCTGTTACTTTTGGCGAAGTAAAAGAGTTTAGCCAATTAGATTTAAAAGAAAATATAATCGATGTTCAAATATATGATGAGAATAATCTTTTAGATTTATTTGACAAAGATAATGATTATCTTTCTGGATGGACTAAAGAACAAAAAATAAAATGGATTAGAAATTGGGAAGAAGGACTATGAGAGTAGGATTAACTGCTAGCACATTTGATTTATTGCATGCAGGTCACATAATGATGTTAAGAGAGGCTAAGTCGCAATGCGATTGGCTTATTGCTGCTTTACAAGTAGATCCTAGCTATGATCGAAAAGAAAAAAATTTTCCTATTCAAACTATTGTCGAAAGACAAGCACAGCTTGAAGCAGTAAAATATGTTGATGAAGTTATTATATATTGTACAGAGGCGGATTTACTTGATATAATTAATATGTATCCAATTAATGTTAGAATACTAGGTGAAGAATATAGAACGCAAAATTTTACAGGTAAAGATGAATGTCGTAATAGAGGCATTGACTTGTATTTTAATAAGCGTGATCATAGATTTAGTTCAAGTGGATTAAGAAATCGTGTTTGTGACAATCATAAATAATACTTTACAAATTGATCAAAATAGGATATAATATAAAAATGATTTATGAAGAAAAAATTATTCAGTGGCACTATGATAGAAATCTTATTGAAGGTTCTACAGATAAAGATCAGTATATGAAACTTATTCAAGAAATGGGTGAACTATCAGATAATATCTGTAAGGGTAAAGATATTAGAGATGACTGCGGAGATATTATGGTTGTTCTTATTAATATCATGGAAAGAAATAATATCAGTCTTGAAGAATGTCTTGAAGTAGCCTATAACGATATTAAGGACCGTAAAGGTAAGATGGTAGATGGTGTCTTCGTAAAAGAAGGTGATAGTTAATGCAACCAAAATATCCAATTTATATTATCTCTAAGGGTAGAGCCGACTCACGGCTTACCTCTAAAACTCTTGATGAGATTAGAGTACCATATAAAATTGTTATTGAAGAAAGTGAGTTTGATGATTATAATAAAGGCATTTCAGCAGATAAGATTCTAACTCTACCTCCCGGATTTAGAGAAAATCCAAAGTATGCAATTCCAGATAATAAAGGTAGAATCGGCGGTTCTATTCCAGCACGCAACTTTGTCTGGGATCATTCTATTAAAGAAGGTCATGAGCGTCATTGGATTATGGATGATAATATCAAACATTTCTATAGACTACATAAAAACCAAAAGACTAAAGTGACATCTGGTACAATAATTAGATTGTGTGAAGACTTTACAGATCGCTATAAAAATGTTAAAATGTCTGGTATGAACTATCAGTATTTTGCTCCAGCTTCTCAGAAGAAAAGACCATACACACTTAATACTAGAATTTATTCCTGTATTCTATTATCTAATGATATTAAACATAGATGGCGTGGTAAATATAATGAAGATACCGATCTGAGTTTAAATATTCTAAAAGATGATTGGTGTACAATTCTATTTAATGCCTTCTTGTGTGGTAAGATTACAACTCTTGTTATGGGTGGTGGTAATACAGATAATGTGTATGTGGATGGAGATAATCGTTTACAATTTGCACAAGCACTTGTGGAACAACATCCAGACTTGGTTAAAGTTGTTCAAAGATATAATAGATGGCATCACCATGTTGATTATAGCCCATTTAAAAAGAATAAACTTATTTACCGAGACGATTATGTGGTTAAAGGTGGTACTAATGAGTATGGTATGAAACTACATCCATTAACTATGGACCAATATAAAAAAGCAACAACAGAATTTGGAAATGCGGAGAACCCCTATTATGAGCAAACCTAAAGGTGCTAACTTATTTGTATTAGATGGACAAGAAGACGATCTCGACCCTATGGGCTGGGATGATATGCCAGAATTTGAACAAGAAAATCGTGAAGATTATGCTGCTATTGTGATGCGATTTAGAACAGAAGACGATCTAAAAGAATTTGCACAAAAGATTGGTCAACCAAATCTTACTAGAAAATCACGTGGTACGTTCTACCCAGCAGTTGATTTTAATGAAGCTAATCTTCTACGTTGGATGGATGAAGATCAAATACAGAGTTGATTATGGAAGTTTCTGCAACATTCTTTAAATCTATATATGATAATAAAACTCATAAGAACATGAGTTTTTCTGGCTTTCCTCAGTTTGAGGAATTTCTATATAAACTATCTGAAAGAAAATTAGAAGATAAAAAAGCTGCTCAGCTCATATCACCAGCAACTTATATTAAAGACACTACAAGAGCAAATAAAAATGTAGTTGACTGGGCTGGATGGGCAGCTATGGATGTAGATGACCATGAGTTTAAAGGAGATTTAAAAGATGATCTTATTCGTATCTATGGTAAGTACTATTTTGTTTGCTATAGTACTGCTAGCAGCAGAGAAAGTTTACCAAAGTTTCGTTTGGTCTTCCCACTTACAGAAAGAGTTAGAGGAGATAATATCAGACATTTTTGGTACGCACTCAACACAGAACTCCAAGCAATCGGCGATGCGCAAACTAAGGATCTATCACGAATGTATTATATCCCTGGTTCGTACTCTGGCGCTTTCAACTTTATTTTTACTAATACTGGCGGTAGCTATATAAATCCTCGAGAGTTAATGGCGAGCCATTCATATCAAGAAAAAAAGACTGGTACATTCTTAGATAGATTACCAACAGAGATGCAAAAATCTATCATAGAATATCGTAAGAATAAAATGGAGAATACTGGTGTTAGTTGGTCTAACTATGAAGATTGTCCATTCGTGAATAAAAATCTTATCAGAGATTTTAAGAATATAGCATATGTTGATAATACTGGAAGATATGCTATGGTTTATAAGATTATGGTTTCAATAGCAAGTAGTGCAATTAAGAGACAATATCCTATAAATACGTTTGAGATTGTAGAACTAATTAAGCAACTAGATGCTGATACAGCTAAGAGATATGAGAATAGACCTCTTAATGTAGAAGCTGATCGTGCTATAGAATATGCATA